GATGGCGATGAGTGGGCAGATGAAGTAGGACTCTACAAAAGAGCTTACTGGAATCATCCCTGTACTATTTGGGCAAGAGAGTCCAGTCAAAATTATTCATGGCTGTATGCACACTTTCTGGCACTAGGTATGGAGTATACTTTTCGATATGGTAAACAACATGCAAGTCTTGTTAAGCTGGAGAAACCTTTAATGCAATATCCAAAGAATATAAAGCAGGGCGAAATGACACCACTAGCACAAGCTATGCCTGATGAATACAAGCATGAAGACCCTATCGTTGCTTATCGTAGATATGTTATTAACGAAAAGCACTATGCCAAGTGGGAGAAAGGCAGGTCAAAACCTAAGTGGTGGAATAAAGATTATGAAGAAGCACTTGCAATTTAATTAAAAGTATGGTATAATGGAGCACTAAATTATGAAAGCACAAAGAGATATATTTTATTCAACAACAAAACAAGTCACTGAAGACGAGTACAAAAGGTTTGTAGATTATGTTTATGATAACTACGAGGAATGGTACGAGCATAAAGTTTGTTATGAAGTTTCTAAAACTAATGGCAACTACTTCGTGACATTGTATGGTAATGAGATTGTCACTTTCAATGACATCTTTTAATTGACATGGTAGCCCTCAACAAAACCTTCCTAACCATGTTGATATGTCTTGCAAAAAGACAAGTGGCTAGGTAAAGCCTAGATTAAATTCGGGGTACTAGCCACTATAATTTACAGAGGGAATATGAAAAAACAAAAACAACAAATAGATTACGGCATGTATGCAGAACGTTTAAACAATGTCATGTATTACAATGCTCCAGACTATCAGTTTACTTTAGCTGATGAGAAGTATCATAACTATGCAACCTTAGTAGTTGGTAGTAATCATTTAAGGATAACTAAAAATGATACTGGATTATCTACTAAAGATTTAAAAGAACACATCATCAATGAGTGGTTTGCCGAAGAGAACGAAATGACTAGGCAAAAAAATAATGCAAAGCGAAAAGAAAAAAGACTTGCAATTTAAATCTACTTGTGATATAATGTGCAAAGTAATTAAAACAATTTATATATAGGAGTAAAAATATGTATGAGTATGTAGAAGGAGAGGCGATGTATCCACACATCACTACACCTAACACGAGGTTTCAACCTCATAAGTACGTCATTACAGTTTTGACTGATGACAGTACAGCTTCTGATTTAGAAGCAAAAGGTATCTCTCAAGTTAGAGATAGAAGTGGGCAACCTAAGTTTGATAAACCTGCTTTTTCTTTTAGTAGAAAAGTAGAAGTTGCAGGTCGTATCAATGAAGCACCAAAGCTAATTGATAATGACGGCAACCCTATAGACGTTGCTCTTGGTAATGGCTCTAAAGTTAAGGTTAAAATTAAACCTTACAAGAATGACTATGGAACTTTTGCTGAATTAATTGCAGTTAAAGTTGTAGAGTTAGTTGAGTACGCTGAACCATCAACAGAGAACGAGGAGTTTTAGTATGATTATTACTATTAAAAAAGATGACGGAGAAAACATTTATAATGTTAACGAGATAGCTGATGAAACCAAACAAGGCGAGGCTAGAGTTATCATTTCTAAAGTGGGAACTCTTGAAACTTTAGCAGAGGCAATCAACTTTGCAAGTGCTACACATAGAGCTAATCTTGAAAAGATTTTAGAAAGCTGTGATGAAGCACTTATGGTTGAACCTGCCAAAGAGGAAGTATCTGAAACTAAAATTATAACTGAAGATACTAAAGATAAATAATAATTAGTGAGGGCTAATATGACAAGCACTTGGGATAAGGTGCATCAACCGTGTCCTATCTGTAATAGTAGTGATGCCGTTGGTGTTAATGAAGATGGGTCAGCTAAATGTTTTAGTTGCGATACCTTTATGCCTAACTATAAAGAAAGTTGCGAAGGAAAAAATATGGAAGTACAAAAAGATAATACGTTTAAACAACCTGATAATGTATCAGTCGGTTCTTTTTCAGCACTGACCGATAGAAAAATATCACAAGCTACTGCTCAAAAGTATGGGGTAAAAGTTGTCCATGACTTACAGGGTAATGTAGTAAAACATATATATCCATTTTATAATGGACATGAGTTGGCTTCAACCAAAGAAAGAAATGTACCCAATAAACAATTCTTTTGGAATGGTTCGCTAGATGATACAGGCTTGTTTGGACAACAACTTTTCAAGAGTGGCAAGTATATAACTTTAACTGAAGGCGAGTGTGATGCTATGGCTACCTATGAATTACTAGGTAGTAAGTGGGCAGTTGTCTCTATTAAACGTGGCTCATCAGGAGCAGTTCGTGATGTTAAAGATAGTCTTGAATTTCTTGAAGGATTTGATAATGTTATCATTGCATTTGATAATGACAAGGCAGGTAAGGAAGCAGCTAGAAAAGTTGCTAGGCTGTTTAAACCTAGTAAAGCTAAGATACTTAACTTACCTAATGGCTTTAAAGACCCTAATGATATGCTCCGAAACAACAAGCACAAGGAGTTTGTTGAAGCATGGTGGTCAGCTAAAACCTATACACCTTCTGGTGTCTTAAATGTTTCTGAACAAAGAGACAAGTATCACACTAGAGAAAAGAAAAACAGTGTGCCTTATCCTTGGCAAGGATTGAACGATAAGTTGTATGGATTACGACAAGGTGAATTAGTCACACTTACTGGTGGAACTGGTCTTGGTAAATCCTCTGTCACGAGAGAGTTAGAACACTGGCTCATCAAAAGCACCAAAGATAATGTCGGTGTGATTGCTCTTGAGGAGGACTGGCGAAGAACTATTGATGGGATTATTTCTATTGAAGCTAACGCTAGACTATACATAGACCAAGAACGAGAAAAGTTTACACCAGAACAACTTGATAAATTCTTTGATGTCTTGTATGACGGAGAGAATAAAAACAGAGTTTGGGTTCATGCTCACTTTGGCACGAATGATATTGATGAGATATTTTCTAAACTTAGATTTATGATTATCGGTTGTGAATGTAAATGGGTTGTAGTTGACCACTTACACATGTTAGTAAGTGCAGTATCAGAAGGCGATGAACGTAGAGCCATTGATAATATTATGACTAGACTCAGAAGTATCGTTGAAGAAACTGGTGCAGGTATAATCTTAGTATCACACTTGAGAAGAGTTGATGGTAATAAAGGACACGAGAACGGTATAGAAGTAAATCTATCTCACTTGAGAGGTTCACAAAGTATTGCTCAACTGTCTGATTGTGTCTTGGCATTGGAAAGAAATCAACAATCTGACGATGGCGATGAGTCTCGTACTACAAAAGTCCGTGTGCTTAAATCAAGATACACTGGCGATGTTGGTATGGCAACACACTTGCTTTATGACTCTAATAGTGGTAGACTATCAGAGGTAGATATATCTGACATTCAAGTTGATGAAGATGAACACGGATTTTAATTATGGATTTAGTATTTGACATAGAGACAGACGATTTAAAAGCCACTAAGGTTTGGTGTATCGTTGCTCAAGATGTAGACACAAATGAAATATTTAAGTTTCCACCTAGTAAACTTGATGACGGTGTAAAACTTTTACAATCAGCAGATAGATTAATTGGTCATAACATTGTTGGCTTTGATATACCAATGATTAAAAAGTTTTTTGATGTAGACTTAACTAAGAAAGAACTTCTTGATACTTTAGTTTTATCAAGACTGTTTAACCCTACTCGTGAAGGTGGACATTCACTAGAAAAGTGGGGGTACAAATTAGGATTTAAAAAGATTGAGTTTGAAGATTATAAAAACTATTCAGCAGAAATGTTGAACTATTGTGTTCGTGATGTTCAACTCAATACTTTAGTTTACAAAGAACTTAAAAAAGAAGCCAGAGGTTTTTCCAAAGACTCAGTTTGTTTAGAACATTCTGTTTCTGATATAATGAAACAGCAAGAAGTAAATGGATTTAAGTTTGATGAAATGGGTGCTAATTTATTATTAGCAGAACTCAGAGAACAAATGCAATCTATTGAAGATGAAGTGCATAAAACATTTCAGCCTCGTTTGGTTGATGACAAGTTAGTCAGTCCTTATGTTAAGAAAGATGGTACTCTTTCTAAAAGAGGATTGACTGACGATGAATATGAAAGGTGTTTAAACACTTCCGATTATAGACCATTTATGAGACAGACTTTACAAGAGTTTAATCTTGGTAGTCGTAAACAGATTGGCGAATATCTGACTGACTTTGGTTGGAAGCCTGACAGATTTACACCTACCGGTCAACCTATTGTAGATGAGAAAACTTTATCAGAGATAACTCATATACATGAGGCTAATCTTATAGCTAGGTTTTTATTATTGCAAAAAAGAATTGCACAGATAGAGTCTTGGTTAGAAGCATTACAAGACGATGGTAGAGTTCATGGCTTTGTCATTCCTAACGGCACGATTACTGGAAGAATGACTCATAGAAATCCTAACATGGCACAAGTTCCAAGTATCAGTAGTGAATATGGTAAGGAGTGTCGTGCCTGTTGGATTGTTGACGAAGGAAATAAATTAGTTGGTATTGATGCTAGTGGTCTTGAAATAAGAATGTTAGCACATTACATGGATGATAAGGAGTTTATAAATGAAATCATTAACGGAGACATACACACCTCTAATCAAAAACTTGCAGGACTTGAATCAAGAGATAAGGCAAAGACTTTCATCTA